TTGTTTGAGTTTAACGACCAATTCACACGGGCTCAGTTCGTTGCGCTTGTTGAACCATTCTTGCGTGATGTGCAAGGTCGCCGTGGTATTACAGACTATCGTGTTGTCTGTGACGAAACAAATAACACACCAGAAGTTATCGACCGCAATGAGTTTATTGGTGATATCTACATCAAACCTGCTCGTTCGATTAACTTCATTCAACTCAACTTTGTTGCAGTTAGAACGGGTGTTTCGTTTGATGAGGTCGTAGGACAGTTCTAAATAGAGAAACAGGAGAAAATTAAATGGCATTTAATGTAAACGAATTTAGAAGCCAAATGATTGGTGACGGTGCCCGTCCTAATCTATTTGAAGTTTCTATGCCGTTTCCTGCGTTCTCTGCGCCAGGAAACGCTCAAACAAAATTGACCTTTATGTGTAAGACTGCACAATTACCAGGCGCCACGCTTGGTGTTGTGCCAGTTCAATACTTTGGTCGTGAATTAAAGTTTGTTGGTAACAGAACATTTGCAGATTGGACACTTACGGTTATTAACGATGAAGATTTTGTAGTTCGCAATGCCTTCGAAAGATGGATGAATGGCATTAACTCACACAATCTGAATGTTCGTAATCCAGCTGCTTTGTCACCACTTGGTTATACTGTTGACGGAGATGTTACTCAGTTTGGTAAAAACGGTGACAATATTAAACAGTATAAGTTTGTTGGTTTGTTCCCAACTGAAATAACACCAATTGATGTTGATTGGGGTTCAAATGATACGATTGAGGAGTTTTCAGTCACTCTCGCCTATCAATGGTGGGAGTCAGTCACAGACGGTGTAGTGTAACGATAGAGGGATTTTTCCCTCTATCAATTTTTAGAATGGATATCTAATGGCAATTAAGCTCTTCGGTTTCACTTTAGGTCAAAAGGATGTTGTTCAGAAGCAAGACCCTGAACAACCTTCTTTTGCACTTCCAACAGAGGCACTAGACGATGGTGCCGTCACTATTACGCAAAACGCTTACTATGGCACATATGTTGACCTAGAAGGCGCTGTTCGCAATGAACTAGAACTCATTACTCGTTATCGTGAAATGGCAAATCATCCAGAATTGGAACAGGCCATTGACGATATTGTGAATGAGGCAATTACACACGATGTAACAGGTCGCACAGTTGACATTGTTACTGATAAATTAAAACAACCAGAGACTGTCAAAAGAAAGATTCGTGAAGAATTCGAAAACATTCTGAAGATGTTAAACTTTGGTAATTTGGCTGATGACTTGTTCAAACGGTGGTACATTGACGGTCGCATTTACTATCATGTTGTAGTTGATGATTCGGACCCAAAAGCAGGTATTAAAGAACTTCGTTACATTGACCCACGCAAGATTCGTAAAGTGCGTGAAGTCAAAAAAGGTAAAGACCCAAAGACTGGCGCTGATATCATTCTATCAATTGCCGAGTATTATGTTTATTCAGACCGTGGTACAGCATCACAATCTTATGGCGCTTCTGTAAACTCAGGTCTTCGTATCGCACCAGATGCCATCATCAATGTGAATTCTGGTCTGATGGATGCAAAGAACACATTTGTTATTTCGTATCTTCACAAGGCAATCAAACCGCTCAATCAATTAAGAATGATTGAAGATGCGGTTGTAATTTATCGCATATCACGAGCACCAGAACGCCGTATTTTCTATATCGATGTGGGTAACTTACCAAGAGGTAAGGCAGAACAATATCTAAAAGATATTATGGTCAAGTATCGCAACAAGATGGTTTACGATGCAAATACTGGTGAACTGCGTGATGACCGCAAACACATGTCGATGTTAGAAGACTTCTGGTTACCTCGCCGTGAAGGTGGTAAAGGAACTGAAATTACAACTCTGCCAGCTGGTCAAAATCTTGGTGAGTTGGAAGATGTCAAATACTTTCAGAAGAAACTTTTACAATCTCTGAATGTACCAATCTCTCGTTTAGAACCACAACAAGGTGGCATGATTGGTTTAGGTAGAACAACAGAAGTGACCCGTGATGAAGTTAAGTTTCTTAAATTCATTATTCGTCTTCGCAATAAGTTTTCACAAATTTTTGACCATGCATTAGAGAAACAACTTGTTCTCAAAGGCATCTGTAGTTTAGAAGAATGGCATCAATTCAGAGAAGACATTTATTATGATTACAAGAAAGACAATAACTTTACAGAACTGCGTGACGCAGAGTTATTGACTTCAAGACTTCAACTTCTTGCAACAGTTGACCCATATCTTGGTAGATATTTTTCTGCACAATGGGTTAAGAAAAATGTTCTTCAACAATCTGATGAAGATATTGAAGCAATGGAAGAAGAAATGAATGAAGAACAGGAACAAGGTATTGGACAACCAATGCAACAACCTGGCTTCGAACAGGCAAGTGTGACGGCGGAAGATTATCCACCGGAAGATAATACACAAGAAGAAGGTTCTTCTGAATCAATGACACCAATGCTTGATGCAGAAGTTGAAAAGTATTCTTCTCTACTAAATAGGCGATGAATTTAACAAAAAGGAATTCTTATGAATACGAAAACATTTATTGATAAAGTTGCTTCAGGTGAAGCCAATGAAGCAAAAGATATTCTGAATGATATTCTTTCATCACGGGCATTTGACTCTATCGATGCACGAAAGATTGAAATTGCTCAATCTCTTTATAACAACGAAGAAGTTGAGGTTCAAGATACTGCCGATACACCAATGGAAGACGAACTTCTCACACAAGAAGAATTTGATGCCCTTTCAGAAGAAGAACAAGAAATGTACCTTGAACATTTAGAACAACTTGATGAACTTTCTAAAGACACATATAAAAAATACTTAAAAACAAGTGATGCTGAAATGAAGGCTCACAGAAGTGGAAGTCAATCAAGTCGTTATGCTGATACTGCCGGCAATAGAGGTTATAAAGAAGCTGGTAAAAATAATGTTCAAGACAGAGAAATGAACACTCAAAGTGCTCAAAAATTTGCAAAGAAAAAATTAGGCATTAGTACCACTAAAAAACATACTCCAGTATAAATGAAATCATTAGAAGATTTTAGAACACTTGTAGAAGAAGAAAAATCAGACTATTCTAAGTTTGATATGCTCGTTCGTGCTGGTCTTGCAAACAAGGCACAGTTACAACGCATTCATCGAATTTTAGAAAAGATGAAAGAAGATAGACCGGTATTCAATAATGCCGACCGCATGATTCTTCAAAATCTTTTCAATAAGATGGTTGATTTAATTTCTAACAACAAACAAATCTTTCAACAAACTCGTAGAGCAGTCAGAGAAGAAACAGAAGAATTAGAAGAAGGCATTGAAGATACTGCCGATTACAAAATTAGTCCTTCTGGTCGTAAAGTAAGAGCACATCGTATTAAGATTGGTGATGTTGAATACACCAAAGAAGATTTTGAAATTGTTGAAGCGACAGATGAAATACCGGATGACCCGCCGTTTGTTTTAATGTTGAAACGAAAAGCAATTCGTATGTATCCAAACAGAACAAAAGTTGCTTTGTATTACAATCAAAAGTTAGATAAGTATTTTACAATACCTTATGGCAAAGGCATCAATTCTCCTTTGCAGGCTGAAGAAGTAGAACAAATTGAAGAAGCAGTTATGGACCAGTTGCATAAAATTGTTGCTGGCAAACAAGCACAAACTGTAAAGTTTGGTAATGGTCAAACAAAGAAAGTTGACCACTATACTGCATCGGCAATTACACAAGTTCACAAAGCAGTTAACGATGAGAACAAAAAGAAATTGGCTGATATGGTTCACAAATCTCCTGCACACTTAGTTAAAGTTGCAGATTTTGCTTTCAGTAAAATGAAATGAGATTTGTAGATTATATTTTAGAAGGTAAATTAGACGAAGCAAGAAACGCAATACAAAATCGTCTAAATGAAATTACTTCAAAGAGACTCGCTGAAGCAAAACGATATGTTGAGGCAGATTTGTTTGAAGAAGTGGAAGAACAACTTGATGAGAAAAGAAATCCTAATCTCGTCAAAATGGGAAGAATTACAAGAGTTCGCCGTAGAATCAGAAGAAATGCCAAAGGTCGTATTGTAGTTCAAAAGAATCGCAGACGGTCAGGTATTAAAGGTTATCGTATCGTAGGTAATACTGTAAGAAGAATACCTGCGGCACAAAGATTAAGAAAAGCCCGTT